CCTCCCGCCAATGCCCGGAGCAGCACCTTCTCCGATGAGTATGCCCGGTGCCGGTGGTGGCGGTGCTTCACCTCAACCCACTCCAATGTAAGGAATTATTATGGACCTGTTTAAACCAAGAGGTGCCAATAGCCCTCGCCGTCCTACCGACAACAACCAGCAAAACGGTGTTGTAACGAACCCTCCCCGCTATGAGCCATTCGGCGGTCTTAATGCTGCTAACAAAATTGGTAGCAAAAATAAGATGGGTGTTCAAAAACCCGGTGACGGTAAAAAAGTAATCTAACGTAATTAGGGGATAAAAATGAGTCTTGAAGATATGTCTTTTGAGCAACGCGACCAAATGGCGTTGTTAATGGAAGAACTTTCACACAATCCAGCAACTAGAAAAGATGTTTTGCGTTTAACTAAGCAAATTAAACCAGACTTAGTTATTCCTGAACTGGATATTGAAAACTCAACTAAATCGTATGTTGATAAGCTAGAACAACGGCTTATGATGCGCGATGCAAAAGACAGAGAGCAAGATGCTGTACGCGACCTTGAAGCACGCCGTAGCAAGCTGATGAAAAAAGGTTTTGTGCAGAACGAAGAAGATATTCATGAAGTGGAGAAAATTATGCTTGAAAAAGGCATAACTAACCACGAATCGGCAGCGGAATACTGGCAGTGGATGAAACAATCCGCTACACCAACGCCAACAGGTTACAACCCGTCAGCCGTCAGTAAGTTTGATTTAGGTAAATACTACAAGAACCCTGTCGGCGCGGCTAGAGACGAAGCAGCAAAAGCACTCCAAGAGTTGCGTCAAAACAGACGCCCTATTGGATTTTAATTTAGTAGGGGATAAAGTTTTTTAGGAGATAACCATGCCTATTGGTGGCGGTATCATTCCAGCAACAGGTAGTACGCAATATACCGAGTTGACTTACGTCACGCGGCGTGCGTTCATTCCGAAGCTGGTAGTTCAACTATATAATTCGACTCCGCTAATGGCGGCTCTGATTGCTAACTCGCAACAGGCTTCCGGCGGTGTTTCTTCCGTAACCGTTCCCGTTCAAGGCGCACAGTTTGTGAACGCACAATGGTCTGACTACTCTGGTTCGTTTAACCAGCCATCAGTCCAGCAAGGTGCTTTCAACGCTGAATTTGACTTGAAGCTGATGATTGCTCCAGTACCGTTTCTCGGTATGGAAGGCGCAGTTCAGCAAGACGCTGCAATCATTCCATTGATTGAAGCTCGTATGAACGATGCGACTAACGTGATGATGGATGCAATGGCAACTGCCTTGTACACCAACAGCACTAACACGCAACAGTTTACTGGTTTGCCAGCCGCTGTTTCTGCTTCTGGCACTTACGGCAATATTAGCCGTTCAGCCTATAGCTGGTGGCAGTCAAAGGCGTACACAGCCGGTAACGTGAACCCAACTCGTCAAAACATCCTGCAATACATTTCTGGTACTGTGAAAAACGGTGCTGAAGTGCCTTCGTTTGGTGTTTGCGGTTTTGGTACATGGACTCTGTTGGCTCAAGACTTTGTTGGTCAAGAGCAATACGTTATTACTCCGGGTTCCGGTTTTGACAGCGACTCCAACGGCCCACAAGCAGCTTTCCGTGCTTTGATGGTTGCTGGCGTACCTATTTATCCTGACCCCTACTGTCCAGAAGGTACGGTTTACTTCCTGAACACTAACTACCTGTCGCTTTACATCCATGAGCAAGGTTCGTTCGTGTTTACTGGTTTTGAATCGACCCTGCCAAACTGGCAGATTGGTTATGTTGGTGCTGTATTGATGATTGCTGAGTTGGTTTCAACTAAGCCTAAATCAATGTCAGTGGTGTCGGGTTACAACTCTCTCAGCATATAAGGAGCTAACCATGTCACTAAGTACCAATAAAATCATCCTTTCGGGCGCACAAACCAATACCGCTGGTGCCTATTTTTTAACCACTACTATTACCTCGACTAGCTCTGGTAATGGTACGGTTATTCCGGCTGGCGTTTATTTGATGTTCCCGCAAGCAAACACTTCAGTAGTTGTTTATAACGGCTCTGCTAATGCAACATTGATTGCTGCCAACACTGGTGGCGTCATCATTTCTGATGGCGTAAACGTGTATGCAAAATCAACTGCTTCAGCCGATACCGTTACCTTGCTGGCTACCAATGGTGGTCAGAGCGTCAGCAGTACGTTTGCATCGTAAGGGGGCGTCATGGCTAACGCTGATTCAGTCGGTCAACTGTATCTTGACTCATTTGGTCAGGGGCGTATTGCCACTATTACAGCAACCAAGTTAAATACGACGGGCAACGCAGCTGTTGCCATTCCTTTTCTTGGTTGTGGTTTGACAAAAGGAAATTCGACAACTACGTCCGGCGACGTAATTATCCGTAGAATTACGGTATGTAACCCGTCCGGTAGCGTAGCATCTGCAAATATTTCTATTTCGTCTACCTCCGATGGTGCAAATCTTGTTACCGCAAACACAGTGTTATCTAGTGTTTCTGGTGTAATCACTTTTCAAGATATTGCAATAACTGGTGGTAATGTCCTTGTTTCTGGTTTTAACAGCCAAGCCTTGTTTGTCAACGTAAACACTGCCACTGGCAATGACAATACCGTTGATATTCGGGTGTATGGCGATGTTGTGAGCTTCTAATTATGCAAACCGTCTATGTGACAAACAAATGGGAAAAACCCATAACTTTCAGCTTCAACTACATTCCCTATACGTTTCCAGTAGGCGAAAGTGTAGAGGTGCCGCTGGAGGCTGTTTGTCACATATTCGGGCATAACGACCCTGATAAAGAACCGTATATGGCGCGGTTAGCTATGATTCAGACGAAGGCAGATATTCCTGCCGGATTAAAAATCCTTGAAAAGATTCTGATTACAGACCAGCCGCCAAAGAAAGTCCACTCGTTATCCCCGGTGGTTGAAAGAGTACCCCTGCCTTTTAAAGAGGCCGGGGGAAAAGTCAACGTAGCAGTTTAATATGGACCGTAAATGTCGCAGACACTGCAAAGCTACATTACTTCTGTCAGATACTTGTTGCACGATGCAAACGCAAACTTTTACACCAATAGTCAGCTAACTGACTACATCAACGGTGCTAGAGCGCGAGTTGTTCGTGACACAGGTTGTCTTCGCACGGTTCAAACAAGCCAAACACCTTGTACCCCTGTAGCTGGTGGAAGAAAGCCTGTTATTTGGTCATCCGGCTTAGTTGTAACTGTGGGTGATTACGTATTTTCCAATATCTTTATTTATGCGGTAACTGTTGGTGGAACTTTGGGAGCAGCTCCCGATTATCCTTCTTCGTATGACATTTACCCGCCAAGCACACCGTTTACTAGCGGCACGGCTACTGTTCAGTACGCCGGTCCTTCAGAAATAATTAATTATTCTTGTTTGCCGTCTGGAGTTTTAACTTTGGACGTCATCAACATTAACCTCTATTGGGGAAATTCCAGAATACCTTTGCGGTATATGCCTTGGACTGATTTCAACGCACAACTGCGTTATTGGCAGAACCGCATTGGAACGCCGGTTGCTTTTAGTATTTACGGGCAATCTCAAATCTATATTGGACCCGTTCCTGACATAGCTTATACAATTGATTTAGATACGGTTCTCCTGCCAACAGATTTAGTAAATCTGTCTGATGCGGATAATATTAATGAACCTTTTTCTTCTCCAGTTAAGTTTTATGCTGCTTACCTTGCTAAATACTACGAACAATCGTTCGGTGAATCTGAGATTTATTTAGGTCAGTACAAACAGCAAATTCAAGCGGTTCAGGCGTCCATTTACACTCGGAGACTGCCTGACCCTTATTCCAGAGCGTACTAGGTTATGGCTGCCGCAGAACAAAAAAAATCGTATGAAATTGTTAAAAACTTTCGTGGCGTAAACACGAAAGCTAATCGAACAGCTATTGGTGACGATGAATTCTTTTGGCTTGAAAATGCTATGCCAGTGGGATACGCCAACTTAAAGATTACTCCTACTTTTGATGCTGTTGGCAGCATTACGTTTTCAAATACGGTTGTTAATTTCTTTTCAGCCAATATTGGATTAG